GGTCAGGCATCTTCTGCGATAGTTGCGAATACAGCCCTGTCAGACCAAGCTCTTTGTTTGGATCACGGTACGGGAACGCTTGACCTGTGACGTCACGAATGAAGCGGATATCCGGCGTTTCCGCTGCTGGCAAGAATTGCGGACGATAGATATTGCCTGCAACGGTCGCAATATCCTGTTGCATTTTCTCATCCATAACAGGCCGCGCGATGCCGCCACCAGTTGGGGTGTAGCTAGCATAAGCCTGCATGTATGCCTGATCAGCAGCAATCTCTTCCGGCGTTTTTACTCGCGGCGCTGTTGGCGCTGACGTAAATCCAGTGCCACCAGAAATAGGCGTTGTGCCGGGCAGCGTGCCGATGCCAGTCGTAGTGCTTGGCGCACCCGCACCCGGCTGTTGTACGGCAAAACCAGATCCACCTACACCAGAAGGCTGCGCTTCCGGCTGATAGATACGCTTCTCAAGATACTCCGTGCTGTTGAGCAAGTTGGTGCGCAACGCAGCAACAGGCGTTTTTCCAGATACAGCAGCATCGTATTCAGCCTTGGTTGGCTTGCGTCCGAGCACTTCACCATACACGTCAGCAATCTCAACTGGTGTAGGTCCAGTTGGAGGCGGTTTGGTTGCAAGATCTAACTGATTTTGCAGGTTAAGCTGATATGAATTTTTGCCATTCCTATCGACATGCCCAGTTAAGGCATTACGAAGGTGAGCAAATGTAGGATATGAACCAGCGTTAACTCCCTTTATAAAACCCGCAAGTTCGCCGTCATCCATCTCACGGCCCCAGTAGTACTTGGCCTGCGCTTGTATTTCATCTGCGGTAAATGGCTTGCTGCGTGCAGTTAAATGGTCTAGTGCCGTTCCGCCAATTGCATCTGCAAAACCTTGGAGGCTAGCGCGATTACCTACATACTGCTGTAGTTCGGCTGCTGTTGGTTTGCGACCAACAACTTCTTCAAATACCGACGTTACATCGGCAGCAGTCAAATTTCTAGCCGTGGTATTCCAACCTTGGGTGGCATTTGTTACAGCACCAACTTTTGGCGGTAATGCATTGATTGCTTGACTTACCCATCCTGAACCTTCGGCGGTCATTTTTGTTTCAAACGTTGGCGCTCTTGCCGCAGATGTTTCTCTAGAACGAGCTAATGACTTCTCACCCTCTTGATACGCCTGTAACGTGTCTTTGGCAAAACCTGCTACTCCAGAAAACTGTTCGCCCTTGGCAGTCGTCTTGCCTTCTTTGTCAATCAGGCCAGCCGCTACCATCGCGTTCACCAACTTGATAGAGTCAGCCGGTTTTGGTTCGCCGGTCACGCCGGTCAGTACAGGAACGATGTTGGTCTGGAATATCGCTGCTTCTTGCTTCTGCGCAGTTTCAGCATCCAGCCTAGCTTTGATTTCTTTCGCAAACTCTGAACCTGCCAAGCCTGGTATGCCGGGCACAGTGGGCACGTTGTTAACGAAGTTTGCCAACAGCGCATTTATCTGCGCTTCTTCGTTGGTTTGTGCAGCGGTTATTGCTGCCGCTTTTTTCGGATCTTCGAAGTTAGGATCTGTTCTCGGAATTTTGCCGTAGACAGTTTCAACCGCTTGCGTCAGGTCATCAGTTTGACCCGCGATAGCATTTTGCAGCAGGCCAACAACATCCTCGAATCCCGGTTTGGGTTCACCCTTGGCGTCCAAATACTGTGGCAGTTGTCCTCGCAACGCCATCAGTTCGTTCCGCTCTTTTGTTAGCAACGGCGCGTAAGTGGCGTAAACGTTTGTATTCGTCCAACCACCTTTTGGTTCAGCAATACTGTCAATGTCAAAAGGCTTGACCGTACTATTGATTAGTTTTTCCTGTGCCGCGTAGGCTGTCTGTCCAGCAGCAATCTGCTGTGGGGTCGGACCACCATTTGCTAACGCCACCACACCACCGCTTGCCATGCCGGGCGCACCGCTGTACGGAGAGACCGACGCATCTGTTGATGGATAGATGACGTTCTGCGCTATAGGGCGCTCTGATGGGTTGGCGTAAGTTGGTGTCTGCTGGAACGCCATCGGATATCTGTTGTTGTCCATCAGCGCGTTCTGCCGCGACATATTTTCTACTGGCAACGTTGCCAATCCGCCGTCTGCTGCGCGGAAATAGCCGCGTTCTTTTGAGCTGCCCGGCTCTATGGCGCTTGGGTTGTAGGGACGCACATAGTCAAACGGCGTGTATTCGTAAGGCGCTTCTTCCGGTGCGCCCGGCTGCTTTGGCTTGTACATGGCAAGTGTGCCTACACCGCCAGCAATCAGCGGGTTTTTGTACTTTTCTAGCCACTCTTTTCTAAACGCTTCGTCTTCTTTTGATCCGCTAAACAATTTGCCAAGCGTGTTTGATGCGCGATCATAAGCGCCAGACACGCCTTCTTTAACGGAACTCAAGACGCTAGGAGTAGGGGGTGGCGCAGCGCCGCCATACGGCACTGGGTTCACCATGCCTTGACCGCCGTAATTTATATTTCCAGCGATGAGCTGGCCTGATGCTGGATTGGTGACAGCACCAGCCGGTGCTAATGTAGATGTTGTCGGCGTTGCATAACCTGTAGTAGTTGCCGCTTGCAATCCCGGCGGCACATTAACTCCTGCTGTTCCTGCCGCACCTGCTGCACCTGCTGTACCTGCCGTGCCTGCTGCTCCGCGAGTGGCGCTGGCAGCGAATGCTTCTGGCTTTGTATATGCAGACATTCCTAACCCAGCACCGGCTTTCGAACTACTTGCAGCGCCTGCGCCGATTAGACCCTCCGCCAAGCCTGCGCCACCATAAGCGCCCAAGCCCATCATCAAGCCTTTGCCCAAGCTGCCTGTAGCCGCCGTGCCAACTGCACCCACCATCAGTCCAGCTTGAAGCGCACTAGACGCAAGCCCAATACCGGCTGGACCCAAGAATGCGCCCGCCACCATGGGCAGAATCGCACGCAAGAACCCAGCTTCCGGCAAGCCAGTTTCTGGGTTGATTGTCAGACTTCCGCCGTGCGCCATCGCCAACGACTGCAAGCCGCTAACCTCGCCGGGAGTCATGTGAACGAGGACGGTATCGTCGCCCCTACCGGCGCTTTGAAGATGTTGGGCTAGGGTGTGCAGACTCATAACGCACCTTTGAAAAATTTTGTCAATCGTATCACGCAGGCAACCTTGAAACAAAGGTTACTGTGCTGATTACAGAAGGAATTGATGGCCGAACATACGGGCTTGACTGCGCCACTTTATATCCCAAACTCACAGCAGAATCTGTAGATGTCCATACCAAATCAATAACAGTATTCGCCTCTACTGGTATTACGAAATTCCAAGCTGCCACCGCCGCACCATTTGTGCCGCCATGCTTGCTAGGTATTGTTACCTGTGTTGCCGACTCGTAAACATCTGTGCCGCCAACTCGTGCCCACACAAACACATCGTGCGCTTGTGAGTCGGTATTAAAAAACTGGGCGCTAAACTGGTAGTTATAAACGCCGGAATAATCAACCCTGACGCTACCGTTCGACAACTGTGTAGATAATGTTGCATTAGCATCGGTATTGTTCAGCGTTATGATAGTGACGGTATTGGCTGTAGTATTTTGAGACACGTTGGAAAAAAACGCGCCGCAAGGAAGGCTGACAAACCTGCCGCCGCTATTAGAAAGAAACGTTGCCACCACCCCATTAAGCTGCTGAAAGTATAGACGTAGTACGTTGTTAAGCTGGTCTTGATACTGACGGCTGTAATCTACCGACCCAACCGGTAGCGCCGGAACTGCCGGGACAATGATCTTATTAGTAATGGCAGTGTTAGCCATCTACCGCCTCCCATCAGCACGCACATCAATTCTAGGAGCGCCTAGCTGCCATGCACAGCCAATCTGGTTAGAGCTGACTTTGAACGCCATCTGCCGCCCGCGAATCCGGGTGTACACAATCTCCGTGAACTCCTGCACCGTGTAGTTCCGCTGGGTAGCGTAAGACTGCGCAGACTGAACGGTGGGCGAAGCCGCTACGCCATACGGCGCACCAGGGTTCTGTCGTGGCCTTACGCTAAACGTAACCTCTGGCTTGGCAGGCGCAGCACTGTCAGATCCGTCAAACGTAATATCAGGAATCATGCGCCACACAAAACCAAAGTTGTGGCCGTTGCCAATATCAAAGTCTGACGACTGGATGTATGAATCTATCGGATTGATGGTGCCGTTAACCTCAACGTCATCGTTACCATTCTCATGGAACACGATGGTGTTATTGTAGGTAGCTGCCATCGGGTAATTGCGTAGCGGGCTATCCAGCCAAGCGCTGCGATCCAACGTGCCGTAGTACCAGACCTTGTCCAGATAATTGAAGATCACGTACCGGTTGACCGTCGTGCTGTCGGCAGAGCAGTAGAACCACCAGATTTCGCTGTAACCCTCGTTGCTGCCGCAGAATACTTGGTAGCTCTGCTCTAGGTTGATGTCGCCGTACACGTACTGCCGCAGGGCGCATGGCAACGTTTCCACTCGGCCTGTGTAAACGTAAAACTTGTCCAGACCCATCCAGTACACGATATTGTTCGCCGCCCCAATAGCGTTCGGACCAATGATCGAAATGTTGTTGGACAGGATGTTAAAGCCCCAGACAAACGGTGGACCCAGATACTGCATGGAATATGCCGCCGCATCTGTCAGGACTAAAATCTCCTGCCGTGTTTGAATGGCGGTCACAATCGTGGAACCGCTGGACAGTTGGTAGCTGCCAGCCTGGTTGGTAATCGCAGGCGTCCAAGTGCTGTAGCTTTCCTGATCTGACCAGCGGATCAGCATCGGGTTCTGCTCGGAACTACCGTAATCGTTAGCACCCATGGCAATCACAAACCGTGAGGCGTCCGACACCATAACTTGCGCTGCAACCACAGGGCAGTCTGCATCGGTCTGATACACACCAGACGACGTGGGCGACAGCAGTTTGGCTGGCTCATTAAACAGCAGCACATTAGCGCCGGTGTACTGCGGTATCCACAAGTACAGCGGACCGTTGCGCGGGCTGATGATTAGATATTCACCGAAGTTTGCCTGCGACCACAAGCGTAGCTGCAAGCCAATACTACTGGCGGACGACTGCCCCCAGCCGGTAAATGTGTTGGCGTTGTACACCACCGTGCTATTGGCGTGCGACGTCGCTACCGTGCCGTTCGCCCCGCGTGTTGCGCCGGTAAATACCACCGCCGTGTTGCCAGTATAGGTAGCAAGTTCTCGATCTATCAACACAGTGCCGGTGGCATTCGAGAACCCAGTAGTAGACACCACAGCAATATTGGTGTTGCTTGAGTTCAACGACGCTGACAACGTAGTCTGCTGCGCACCGGTTACAAAGCCGCCCCACAAGCCCGTGCCCCAGCCGGTGACGTAGCTGTAAACAGCAAGACCCGTGTTGATCTGATACACCGCTGTAACAGTGCCGCCGCCGGTCGCGCTTGATGTTGCCGCCGTATCGGCTTCAATGGTGTACTGGCTGTTGCTGATATAGGTGACCTGATACTCACCGTTCAGATTCAACCCGCCAACCGTTGTTGCGCCGGAGAAAGTCACGAAGTCGCCGGTAATAGCGCCGTGATCTGCATCCGTTACTGTGACAGTCTTGGAGCTTGCGACTGTCGTAAACGGATCTGTCAACGTAACCGTGGATCTGACGGGCGTGATGTCGTTGTAAACGCCACCAGATTCAATGTAGTACTTCAGGTTCGTGCCAACACCCAGCAGGTTATAGCCCTTGAGTGTGACCCAGTTGATTAACCCACGGGCAACGCCGAGGTAAGTGTTAGGCGTAATCGGCAGCCAGCCGCCCAGCTTTTGTGGATAGCCAGAACGAAACCGTATCTTGTCGCACTCGTACCAGCCGCCTTCGTTTGCAAGCGTGGTGCCCTCACGGTTGATGCCGGGGCGAAATTGTAAAAGCTGTAACGGCATTTTTACCCACCTGACTTGTACGGGCGTGTGCCCTTCTTGTCGATGATCAGCGCCATTTTTCTAGGCTTTCCGTCTGTTGCGTTCGGGATGCTGACATGCGTCCATCCACCGCCACGCACCGGATCTGAAAACTCACGGATAACCTGATCGTATGGCAACGTTGACGCAATGATACGCTTTACCACCTGATCTGGGATCATTCCAGACACACGAATATCTGCTGCCGTACCGTGGCAATGTTGACTGGTCTTCGACCCCTTGATTGCCGCATTAACCTGCGGGCTGCGGTAAGCAGAGTTGATGCTAATCGGCTTGCCCAGCAACGCTCGCAACGATTCCAGAAATGCTGCCAAGCGCTTGAGATTCAGCAGGTGCTCGTTCTGCGGAGTATTGTCTAGCTCGTGCCGTGCCGCATAGTCGCTGACGGTCATTTCCTCCAGCGTGAAGTTCGGCGAAAGCTTCATTTCTTCATCAGCTCCTTGGTCTTGTCCTTGCTGCTTTGGCTAGAACCAAAGAAGAAGTTCAGGATGGTAGCCACCACCGTACCAAGGATAAAGCCGAGAACCGTATCGACAAACCGGATGTTTTTCTCCGGGATATCGGCGACCGTGATGAGAATGATGTAGCTAACTGCGAACACCGACCAGAACGCTGCAAACAGATAGACGAACCGGCGCACCACAGGGTCAGCGTTCTCCATCGCCTTCTCCTGCATGTCCCGCGCATCCTGCGTGTTCTTCAGATCAATCTCTGCCATGAACTCTGCGTGCTTCATAGCAGCCATCTGTATCTCTGCTAGCTTGCCGTCGTCCAGCACACCGTTCTCGTTAGGCTCCAGCTTGATACCGAGCTTTTCCTCAACGTGCTCTAGCCCTTTGTCCAGAACGGAGTCGGCAACTTTCTGCAAACCAGCGCCTGCAAGCTGCGTCAGAATCGGTGCAAGTAATGGAATCATTTAGTCTCCGCAATAACCTTGTCATCGCCACGCTTGACGGTAACTTTTCCATCTTCCACATCCACCTGCATAGATGGCTCCTTGCGGTCGAGGCGGTCTAGCTTGTCAATCAACTGTTTCATTACCTCAAACTCTGGCTTGTCTTGCTTTGGCGCAGATCCAGCGATGCCGTTTAACATCTGAATTAACGCAGTCAACGAAGCGCCCAGCAGTCCCATAACAGCCGCCATCTTGGACTCTTCCAACCACAAGCTTGCCACGACGCCGATAACCACAATAGACACAATGGCAGCCAGCCCAAACTTGCCAATAGCTTTACCAGCCACCTCTTTGGCAGGAGACGTGGCTTCTAGCTTGGCAAGCTCAACCTCTGCTTCCAGCTTTACCTTTTGCAGTTCAGCGTCCATGATTTACCTCAAGCAGTTTCTTGTGCTTTCCACGAAGTCGTAGCTTCATCCCATGAATACATCTTGCCGTCTGTCGGCATATCGACAGGCGCTTTCCACTGGCAGGTCTCTTCAACCAACACCCAGCTTGCAAACGGCTTGGGCGGGATGAACGCATCACGCTGCTCGTCAAATGTGTAGCCCTGACCGGCGTAGTTCTTGCGCTTGTTCCCGTTGTAGCTGGTCTGTACCCAGCGGCCACCCAAGAGACGCTCGCAGAAAGCAGCGCCGATATGCTCTTTCTCAATGCCGCTAGCATCAGCAGTGTCACGATTGTCCACGACAATAACGCGAAGAACCTCGTTATTCGGACCCAGTTCCGCGAAATGTGCCATTACTCTTCTCCTAATTGCAGTCCAGTTAAGCTCTCATCGACACCGATGTGTCCCTTGAGAAAGGTATTAAATGCAATGCTGACTCTGGTCTCGTTGCCAACCTTGGTCTGAACCATGTGCTCAAGGTGCGACGGGAACAGAATCAAATCACCTGCGCCAACTTCATACCACCAGCTTTCAGAGTTCCAGTGGTTCCATGTGTCTGGCTGTAGCTTGATACGCTCGTAGCCGCTTTTGTAAAAGTAAATCTTGTCCACCAGCCTGTCAGCCTGCGGGTAAAACACACCGCTGATAAAGCTGT